CTACGCCACTGCATTGGACGATCTATCCCATCGTAGTAACTTGTGGCTGGCGCATACTTGTGGCTGTTAGGCGTGAGCTGTCTCGAACTCCCTGAGCATCGCGTCTAGTGCGAGCCTTTCTAGGGTTACGTCTATCGCGCAGGTTAGCCGCCACATCCTGTCTGTGTCCGCAAAGCTGACGGCACCCGATAGTACCTTGTCCTGCCACCTGAATACGATTAGATCGCGCTTCCCTAGTAAGCTCTGTCGAACTCCCGGCCATAACCTCGGTGGTGTCTGATACTGTCGCATCGTATCCCCTCCATACACTAGGCCCCGGCTCCCTGTCACCTGGTGATGAGACCTGGCGGCTGTGAACTCGCAGCTTCCAAGTCTTCGGGCCGCAGCCAGTAGGTGTCGCCTAGCGATGGTATCTCTGCTAGCACCAGGGCTGACACGCCATCGCTGGCTGTGTACTCCTGTTCGCTGTTCACGATGGCCTTGCGCCCCGCGGCCCTTCGGGGCTTGCACCCTTGCTTGACTCTGTACTCCCCAGGCTTCATCTTACCCCTCCTAAACAATAACCCCAGTCCCGGCGGTCGCTCTTGTGAAGGAACGGACCGGACCTGGGGTTACTGCCAATAGGAATCGCGCCCCTTGCGCCGTCCCTTCACTGATGCCAGTTTCTACCTCCTCCAGCTTCATGTCAATAGGCAATGTGTGATACCAAAACGCTGACCTATAGACGTAGGCTATAATGCCTCGCGTTGTCGCGGCTCTAGTAAGCAGCACGTACAGCCTCGGCCAGCCAGAGCGGGGAGTAGGTTGGCCTAATGCAGCAGGTTAGCATGGGGTAAGAATAAAGGGGTATACCCGGCCAAGCCCTTCTGCCAGCCCCCCTGCCCCTGGCTTCAGGCCCTAGCTGGCTAGCCTTGCGCTTTCGGCACTTATGTTAACCCCCCTGGGGCTGCCCTAGAGCCTCGGGCTTGCAGGCGGCCCGCTCGCACGAGCCATGGGATTGTCATTACCATCGCGCCCCCTATTTTACTCAGCCTCTTGACACGCAGCGTTACAGGTGTTACGGTTCGTTGCAGGGCGTATAGTGTGAAGCTACTCTGTCCTGAGTGTGGATGTGCGGACGGCAAGCACAACCGATTCTGCCCCAGGGGGTCTACTCTTGCGGGAGGAGCGGGGGATCCTGCCGTCGGTCGCCCGAAGGTGAAACGCCGCGTTAGCAAGGTGAAGCCTTCCGTTACAGAATCCAGTTCTGCGGGGGAGTCTGTAACGGCTAGTTACACTCCTGGCCCTACGGTGCGACAGACTGACACTGTTCCCTGTGCGTGCGGCTGTGGGGAGATGGTTGTGGTGAGGCCGGTGTACTTCAGTCCTGCGTGCAGGGTTCGGGCGTCGCGGGCGCGGAGGAAGAGGAGATGAAACCAATGACCTTACGGTTACCCGATGACCTGCACCGTGTCTTGGTAGAGGATGCGGAGCGGCATGGGCGTTCCTTGCACGGTCATATTCTGCACCGGTTGCGGCAAGTCACAGGAGAACCTGGGAGCGAATATGCGCCACCCAGCACTATCCCGTCTCTCGACGTCCAGGGCATGGACTACGACGAGAATCCTGCGGGGTGGACTGAGAGTGATGAACTGAGCCGTACTCTTACCGCGTCGCCCGACTCGAAGAGGGGGAAGGCATGAGAGGCTGGTGGCACAGGTTATGGTGTGGGGATTGTCGGGCAGTTCGCCCGGCCCGCCTCGACACGTTCCCTAACGATTCCCCGCTTTTCGTCCCCTTCTACTGGGGTATATTTCTCAAAGGGCTCCCAGAGTTCTTTAACTGTCCCGTTGCTCGTGCGGCGTGGCGGGCAGAGAAGGATAGGGCGCAGAGGCTATTTGATGCGACGGTTCTCCCCTGTCTGCGGGGGAAGTGATGGTTAGAATGTGGTGGCGTCGTCTCAAGAGTGGTCTACTCACCGCCTCCCTGTTCGAGAGGGCATACGCGAGGCGAAGCGGAGTCACTGTTGCGGTTCTGCATGAGCGTGGCCGGAGACCACGGCCATGCGACTGCGGCGACAAGACTTGTGACGGCTGGCGGATGGGATACGGGGACGAGGATGACGAAGGCGTACCTTTTGTGCATCGGCGGGGCCTCCGATGACGGGGAAGTGATGCGCGGCCTCGTAGCCCCGGTACTCTTCGTTGTGTTGGGCCTGACGACCATCGTGTGGTGGGACTTGACAACCTAACCCTACCCCCGTATCGTATTCCCCAGAAGGGGCCAGCTTCGGTTGGCCTCTTTTTGGTGGGCCTGAGAGACTGGCCCTCCCAGGCCCGCCCCTGAATATGACGAACAAAGGCGGACGGCCCATAGGGTCGGGTAATCCCTTCCGGCATGGCGATGCGGACGTTCACGACATCGTGCGTGACTACTATGGGCCGGTGGCCTACAAGATCGCCCAGATGCGCCGCGCCCACGTGGAGAAGGGCTGCCACCTGTGCATGAAGGAAGCGGAGGACAGACTGTACGGGAGGCCGCCGCAGGAGATCAAGTACACGGGCGAGAGGCAGCCGCCCCTCATCCTCATGGCCGTTGCGGAAAGGGGTATCATCACGCGCGTAAGACCTATGGACCAGCTAAAGACCGGCATCATAGAGGGCGAGGCAACCGAAGTCGAAGAGGCGGGAGAGTGAAGTCCAAGGTCCTCCGTCTAGATGTAGGGGAGCGCGAGGGCGACGTTCCCAAGCAAGAGGCTTTCGTGATGGACAATGAGACGCCGTTTCTCCTCTGGCGCGGGGGACGGGGGTGCTCCAAGACTACCTCCGGGTGGGCTCGGATGCTCAGACGCAGATGGAACTGGCCCATGACGAAGGGCCTCATCCTCGCCCCCGATTACCCCAAACTTGAGGGCGGCGTGATCCAGACCGTCCTTGAGTGGCTGAACCCAGACCACATCGAGTCTTTCAGCCGCAGCCCCCCGCAGAAACTCGTACTCGTCAACGGCTCGTTCGTGGAGTTCTACACGGCCTCCGACCCGAATGTTACGCGGTCTCTGGAGGCCAACGACATCTGGTTTGACGAGTACGCCTACTGCCCCTACCAGACCTGGAGGATCGCGCTCGGTGCCAAGCGCCGTCCAGCCCCGGAGGGCATGGACAACAGTATGTGGGCTACTGGAACCCCGCAGGGGTATGACTGGTCCTTCGGTGTCTTTGGTGAGGAGGGCAAACCTGGCTACAAGGTCTTCGAGACCTCAATCTACGAGAACCGTAAGCATCTCCCTAAAGGTTACATCGAGGACATGGAGGACGAGTACCGGGGCACGGACTTTGAGGAGCAGGAACTTCTCGGCAAGTACACGCTGTTCGAGGGGTTGGTCTATCCTCAGTTTGACGAGGGCAACTTCTGGACTCCCTTTAGGACACCGACATTCTCCCTGGGAGTAGGGGGTATTGACCTTGGCGACATATCGCCCTCCGTACTCGTGCCGATGGGGATCGACAAGGGGCAGTTATGGGTGCCAGAGGAGTTCTACCAGCGACGGGTTGGCATCTCCGATCTCTTCATCGCCATGCAGGGATTTCAGGAGAAGTACGGCATCGCTGCCTGGTTCTGTGAGACCACGGCTGAGTCGTTCATCCTTACGGCCCGCGCCCAGGGATTCGACGTGCGCCCCTGCCCGGTTAAGGACGTGCAGCAGGGCGTCAGGATCGTCCAGCAATACTTCCGCGACAACCTCATCCACATCGACACCCTACGCAACCCTAACGGGCTGAGGGAACTGCGATCCCACCGACACAAGCCTCAGAATCTCGGTGAGTCGTTTTCCGATAGCCTGGTGCCCGCTGACGACCACTATCCTAGTGCTCTCAGGTATGGGATTGTGGGGTATGAGGAGAGTGGGTTCTACGCCGAAGAGAGGCAGAAGAGGGCCGTGCAGGGACCAGGACTCTTCGACTGGGGCGGCCTGCAACCTCTCACTCTAGACGATGTACGAAATGAGATGCTTCGCAAGGAGAAGCAGGCTATCGGGGCGTGGTAGATGGCTGACCTAACAGACACGCAAGTGGCGGAACTGGCCCGCGAGATGGAGACGGCGGGGGCCTCGGCCAACAAGGTGCGGCTGACCCGGCGGGAACTCAGGCAACGGAAGCTGGAGCCGACCCTTCCTCCGGGCTGGTCTAAGAACGTCCACATCAAGCACAAGACCGCCGAGATCGACGATGCCGTGACCGTACTCCGCAACCGGCTTGTCGCCGCGCCGATCTCCATTTTAGTATTCGCTAAATCCGGTGAGGCGAAGGCCCAGGAGTCAGCCTCTAGGGTCCGGCGGTTTCTGGACAAGGTGTGGATTGACCTCAACAGCGGCTATCCCTCCGCCCACTTCAACGGCACCGACTCCCAGGTGGCGGACGGTTGCTGGCCTGCACACGTGACGTGGGATCAGGACTGGATCGACGCCGCCCTAAAGACGGATGACCTGGATGGCTTCCTGCGCCGCACGGGTCTTCCCTTCACGCTAGAGACGCCCGATCTTCTCAACGTCTACCTGGACTTCGACCGCAAGAAGAGGCCGATAAGGGTAGTGACGATTGAGCGGATATTCGTCCGCGACCTTGTGAACAAACCCTACCAGGACTCCGATGGTTCCCAGTACTGGCTGGACTACGACACCTCCAACAAAGACCTCACCAAGTCCTCCGAGCCGCGCACCTACGATAACCTCTGGGAGAGTTCCTTCGGCGAGATGGTCACGGTGGCGAGTTTCGAGGACGGTGACTTTGTTCACCGCGTCCTGCTTGAAGGTCCCGAAGAGGGGAAGAGGCGTGAGTATGGATTGGGCAAGTGGCCTAACCTCTTTGGCAGGCCAGCGTGGGCCTTCATCCCTGGCGACTTCTCCAACTCCACCGACCCGCTGGAGCGGTGGAAGCCCCTCGTGCTCAACATGTACTCTATCGGGCAGGAGATCAACATGCTGCGCTCCGCCCGCGTGAACATGGGGGTGAGCGCGGGCCTCTGGCGGTATCGGTTCACGCGCCAGTCGGATAAGGGTCTTGGCCCTGTGGGCAAGGAGCCCAAGCCTGAACTGGAGTTCAATGAAGACGGAACCGTGACGGTGCCCGTGGGTTGGGACATCAGCCCGTTCGAGTTCCCCGTAGACGCGGCCAACGCGCTCGACAAGGCCGAGGCGTCTATGGAGATGGAGATGGCCCGATACCGGCCGCCTGCCGCCCTTGTCGGCAGGCGTGAGGAAGGCGTGAGCTCCGGCTACCAGCAAGCCCTCGTGGCCGACGCCGCCATGACTCACCTTGACCCGCCCCTTCAACTTCAGAGCCAGGGTATTAGGGACATCCTGAGCCTTGTCCTTGACGGGGCAAAGGCCATCAAGAAACTCACAAACGACGCGGTGGACCGGCTGTATGTCCGCAACCTCCGCGAAGACCGCACAGACGGTAGGCGTGAGGCTGAAGTCCTCGAACTCAAGATCGATGACATTGACGACTACGAGATCACCGTCCGGCAGTCCTCCATGTCGCCCAGTTCCCGCGTCGCCGCCATCGAGGAAGGGCGCAGGGCTAGGGCCGCAGGGGAGATCGACGATATCGAACTCTACGAGGAGTTCTACGGCTACGAGGACGGCGTGGAGATGCAGCGCCGGGCCACCGAGCAGAAGATGTACGATAGCCTCATAGAGGAGGCCATCACTACTGCCCGCGCTATCATCCAGCAGAAGATCGCCGCCCGAACGCCCACCCCACCTACGATACTTGGCCCTACGGGTGAACCCATCTCTGGGCCTGGGATTCCCCAACAGCAAGGCCCGCCACTGGGCGCGGCGCGCCCAGGCATCGATGCGACCCTCGCACAGCCCGCGCCCCCAGGCCCCCAGCCCATGCCGGTAGGTCCAACAGGCGGTCAGACGGGGCCGGGGAGTAGAATCTAATGGCGATCTTGGCTGCGCCTTATTGGAATGACATGACAACCCGTGTCGCAGACCGACTTGCGGCTGTCATCGAGAACCTCGTTGAGAAAACGATGGCCGCTGGCTACTCGCCCTTCACAGCCCCGCCCTTGCCCGACATACGCTACATTCTCTACATGCAGCGACCGCTGGAGGAGTGGCACGGGATTGCAAAGACCGACCCTCAAACGGCCCTGGACGACGTGAGGGACTTTGCCAATATGGCCCGTAGGCGTGGTGAGCCAGAGGTGGCCGTTGCGGCGGCCCGTGCGGTTTTGAGCGAAACGGTAGTGGAGGAAAACTATGGCAGGAGCACGTGACATTCTGGAACAGATAAAAGGTGTCCTCCAACCGCACCCTCAGGCTGCGCCTGAGGCCCCACCCTATTACCTTGCCGCCCCAGGCGTACCGTCGCAACCGCCCCCAGGGGAGCAGACATCGCAACAGCACCCCGTTCCCGAAGGTCTCTATCTGATCAGCGAGGACCAGGCGACCGATGCTCTTGGCAACCTCTATGATTACGGTGAAACTGGTCCCTGGATGCCCACTGGCAACAAGTTGAGCCAGTGGCAGTGGGAGTTGCTCTTTGGTGGCGGGACTGCCGTCGCCTCCGACGCCGGTGGTGGCACCGTTGGTGGGGGCGGTGGGGGAACCGTGACTGACCCTGCCCTCTACCGGCTCCAGCAACAGGCAAACCTCCAGGCAACTCTTGGGGAGGAGCAGCGCGCAGCGGAGATGCAACCGCTCCAGATGGCGAACCTTGCTGGAGAGACGGCGTACAACGAGCAGGAGATGGAGCGTCGCCAGTTAAGTGATCAGTTCACCAGGGCGCAGGAGTCCTTCAACTCGGCCTTTCTGGCCGAACAACTGGCGGCGGCGAAGAAGGAGAATGCGGTCAACGCGCTTTCCCAGATGGTGGAGTATCTCATTCCGCCAGGGATGGACTACTGGCCAGGCATGGAGCCAGGCGGGCCGGTCAGCCAGATTCTAGGACAGGCTGGTTACAACTACACCGCCCCACCGCTGACTCCGGTTGGTACGGTGGACTTCTCGCAGTTCACGCAGGGCCTGGCCCCAGAGACTGACGCGGCCCTGCGTTACCTGCAAGGATTGAGGTAAGAGATGGCATTTCCACTGGGTACACGATCTGACATCTACAACATGCTGGTCAAGAACCTGGGCCACTCGCCCTCGTTGAGCGAGTACAACGATGCCGTGCGGTGGATCAACGCCACCACGCCTGGTAGCAACATACCGCTCTACACGGAGGCACCGACGGCTCAGCCCGTGACTACGCCGCCTCCTTACGCGACGGGCTACAACCCTGAAAGCGGCTGGACTATGACCCCAGGGCAACCAGCGGTCTATCAAGGAACGGGTACACCGACAACCCTCCAACCACCGATAGTCGATACCGGGGGTATTCCTGCTAGTGTTATGAACCCTGCTCTCTATACCTTTGAGCAGCAACTAGCCTTGCAGGCTGCGGCGGATCAGGCCGCCCTGGCCCGCACCCAACTTTCGGTCTCTGCTCAACAGGCTGCCGCATCTACGTCTGCCGCAGCCCAACTCGAAGCCCAGAGGATTGCCAACCAGGGTGCCCTAGAACGGCTGAAGGGCCAGTTGGCCGAATCCTTGAGCCAGGCTTTGATGACCAACGACATGAACCGCGCGAACCTTACCCTGAGCGTGGCGCAGTTGGCCGCTGACCCGCGTTCGAGTGTGGGGTTTATGGAGTACCTGGGACACGCTGGGGGCGGCCCGACGGCCATCTCCCAGAACCTTGCGGCGGGCATGACGCCGAGTCCGGTCTGGGACGTGATGCCTCAGACGCAGGGGCCAAGTGCTGAAACTCAACGATGGTTGGACATGCTTGAGGGATTCATTGGGACACTGGCAGGTTAAGGAGGGTAGCAACATGATGGCATATCCAGGTCTTGCGCCAGGCGGCGTCCTAACTCAACGCCTACCTGACCTCCGGCCATTGCAGCAGGGCGCACAGGCCGTACTGGACGCTCTTGGGCAGGCCGATCCTGCCGCAGCCCTAACGGCGCTTCAGGGCAATCCGGCTGCTCTGTTATACCAGAGGTTAGTTACCGCTGGTCGTGCGGATCAGGCGCGTACCCTTATCGAGCGGCTGGCTGGTGTTGGGCAGATGGGTCAGGAGTTGCGGGCACGCTGGAGACCAGGAGGCTGGGGTGGCCCCGGTGGGGAGAACCCTACACAACAACCCGGTGGCGACTTCAAGATAGGACCACCGGAGGAGCCCGTACTGACCCCTGGCGGGGACTTCAAAATCGCCCCACAGCCACCTACGAACCTTGCCACGCGTTTGGCGGCAACTCAGGTCCCTGCCTCTCAGGCGGCGCGGTTGGCGCGCCTTCGGTCGTTGCTAGGCACAACGCCGGTAGCAGGTATCATCCGCTCTAGGCTAGGGGTGTGAGATGCCTGAGCCGTTCGGGGACATACCGCGTAGTGTGGCTTACCCTGCGGGAACCCGCTACTTCTCCGGTAGGCGCGGGTACGACGGCGAGACCATCACCGATGATCGGGGCGGCTACTGGATGTTGCAGGGCGGCGCATGGGTTGATCTCAACACTGCTGCCTATGGGCATACTGGCCCTTATGGGCCGATGGCTGAAGGCGCAACCGATGCGGCAACCCAGAACGCTACCGCTAGGGCGAAGACATCACAGTTGCTCTACGGCGCTATGCGCGGCCTGCCCTACATCTCCCAGGAATACCTGGCGGCCCTTGGGGCTGGGGAGACGCCCGCGCCGCGTACCATGACGCCGCAGACGCTCGCGGCGCTGGCGAATGACCAATTTCTCTCAGACAACTTCTTCGCGCTGTTGGAGGCGGCGGGGTTGTACCCGACGAGTTTCCTCGCTGAGGCAGGTAGGTTCCAGCCCAGGGGGGTGCAGGCAGCGCCTAGCTTTATCTGAGGTACTACAGCTATGGAAGCGCGAGTGGCGGTGGTCCGGCTGTATCATTGTTTGGTCGAGCGCAATCTCGGTCGGGATGATTGCGGCGCAAGTCCGCCACTGCCCGCTCTGTTTGGGCATTTACCACCATCAGCCAGAAGTGCTCGCAACGTTCCATCACTGGGGTTACTTCAACCGCCACTTGAGTCACGGTCTCGGATTGCCCAGGGTAGATGAAGTAACCGAAGGCACCGGAACTGAAGGCTACGGCACAGATGAGGATCAGGCCGATAACAGGACGCCACATGACATTCCTCCTGGCGGGGTGTGAGTAAGTATACCATGTTAACGGTGGACCTGATCCTGGCCCAGCGCCTAAAGGCGGACAAAGACGAGGAGAAACGTAAGGCCGAGGAAGCCCGCGCCCGCAGTCTCGGCTCCATGAACAACCTCCTGTCCCTCGTCCCAGAGTGGGCGACGACAGGCGTGGTGCGCCAGGTCAAGGACGAGGCGGGTCTTGTTGCGCTCAACAGGGCCTACACCGACTTCTCGCAGACCTACCCCGACCAGCCGGTGTCGCCAGACACCTTTGCCGACTTCCTCACCGAGTACGCTGACCCTGGACATCTAGAAAAGACATTCCAGACGGCCATTGACCAGGGCATCATCAAGGACGATCCCTTCGGGCAGGCCACCGCCAAGCGGTATGACGGCCTGACTATCGCCGCCGCTCACCTTAGAGAACGCGGCAACCTACGTCCCGATGACTACTGGCGGATGGCCTCTGAGAGCGAACGGGGTACGGATCGTGGGGCGTTACTCGATGAGATCACCGTCCTTGACCCCGCGCCGCCGCAGGGCTGGCTGCCCAGGTTCCTCAGTGGCGAGCCGCAGGCGTTCGTCCCGCCCCTTGTCTTAGAGGCAGCGGCGGGTCTAGAGGAACAGGCCATAGCGCCCCTGGCTGGACGTGGCGTGATGATCGGCGAAGCCCTGGGCTTCCGACCTGGTGAGTGGGAGTTTCAGAAGCCATCACCCGCTAAGTTCGCCAAAGCCTTCACCATGACTACGGAGGAGGCACGGGAGTTTCTGCAAACGCAGCCCATGGCGACGCAGGTTCTCGCGGAGATGGCGATCCCACTACTGCCAGGGGACTTCCAGAGGATCGGGCAGGCTTTTAGGTTGGCTGTACCAGGTGGGAAGATCACGAGAGAGGGTGCTACCCGCATTATCAAAGAGGCTGTGCCGAGTCTCCGCATGGGTGCCCTCGTCCCAGAGGAGGCCGCGCAGGCGGCTATGCCAGAGGTTCCGCGCTGGGGGAAACTCGTCCAGCAATTCCCTGAGACCGGACAGGCCGATGCAGAATCGCTCGCCAGAACCTTGCAACAGCGTTACCGTGACCGCCAGTTCGAGGTCGAGTTCGTTGCGGCTCACGGTGATGAACCAGCAACGTGGCTGGTTAACGATCTTACAGCAGGTGCGAAGAACCTCGAACTGATTGCCCGCGAGAAACAGGCCGCGCAGGCGATGGGGCGGGAGGGACCCGAAGCCGCCGCAGACGCAAGGGTCGCTATCCCAGAAGCGCCCGCGGTAAAACCGCTAACACCTGCCGAAGAGTTAGCCAGGGCGCGTGTACGGCCAGTGGCGGGCGCAGAGATGGCCGTGCCAGAAGAGGCCATGACCCCGCCTGCACCGGTTACGACAGCGGATGAGGTGCTGGACTACTGGGCGAGCGCACCCAAATCTGAGAAGGCCCAGCGAACGGTGGTGCGTGAGTACAGCGGGCGTGTGAATGCTGATCTTGACTCTCTTGATCAGACGGTACGCCAGATGCAGGAGCAGGCAAATGCGTCTGGTCTGAAGTTCGCTCCTGGTCCTACGCGGGACATCCCAGGCGTTGTCCTCGCCCTGGACTATGAGGGGCCGCTGGACGACGCTCTTCGACTGCTGCAACTGTCTCCCGAAGAGGAAGCCCTTGCGCGGGGGCTACGGGGCATCATGGATCAGGAGACCGCGCTTCTCCGTCAGGCAGTCCCAGACTTCAGTTTCCGTGAATACTACTGGCCCCATGAGTTCGTCAGGGCTCCTGTGCGCCCCACTTCGCGGCTATTTCGCGGCAGACCTGTTGGCCTGAAGCCTGGTTTTACCAAGACGCGCAAGCTAGAGGGTACGCTGGCCGACATCATCTATGAGAAGCCTGACCTGGCCCTCTACACAGGCGATCCTATTGCGATGGCGCAACGGCGCATCTATCAAGGCATCCTCTACCGCCAACAACGGGTGATGATTGATAACCTGAAGTCCCGTAACCTTCTTCGTCCAGCATCCAGCCTTGAGGATTTGGCTGGCTGGCGGACGCCGAAGGGTGTTGTGGGAATGGGCGGCAAGGACCGCTTGGTTGTCCCCGATGAGATAGCTAAGGCGCTAGAGGATCATTTCGGTATCTCTGCCTTCTCCTCCAACGTGCCCCTGAATGTCCTGCGGCAGAGTGTAGCCGCCCTCAAGTTTGTCAAGACCTTTGGTGGCCTCTTTCAGCACTTCGACTACAGTATGCGTGTGCTGGCGACTGCCACAAAGGCACGGGATGTAAGCATGGTCGCAACCATCCCAAAGGCGTTCGGCAGGGGCTTTATACCTGGCCTTGACGCGAAGATGCGTCGGTGGGATTTGGCTAATCCTGTGCGGCAGGCTCTCATCAAACACGGCATCAACACCCAGGCTGGTCTACAATTCATCGGCCCTGAGTATGCGGCGATGGCAAAGGAGTTCTTTCTATACCGCATCCCCTTCGTTGGCAGGATGTTGAAGGCTTTTGGTTCGGGCACTTTTGTTAATGCCCACCGCGAGTACATGCTGGACATCGGGGAGAAGCTGGTCAAGAGTCACATGAAGGGCGGCATGTCGCTCGATGATGCTGCGGTGAAGGTCGCCCTAGATATGAACGAGCGGTTTTCCTCTTTGCCCGCATGGCAGAGTGTATTGAGGAACCCCACCACTAGAGACGTGGTGCGGACGGGTCTGTTTTCTATGGCTGAACAGGAGAGTTGGATTAGGATGCCCTTCCGCCAAAAGGCGTTCTTTGGTGCGATCCTCATCAATACTATTGCCCTATCGAACATGGTGAACTTGCTCGTAACCGGCAAGCCGTTGCCGCTCAGTTCCTACATACCGTTTGCTCCGAAGGAGGGTCGCATCGATCCTGTCACGGGCAAGCCGAGGCCCCCACAGGAGTATCTGCCGTTTATGGGCGGCGGGTATAACACGGCCTTTCTGCGTCCTGAACTCCCGTTCAAGGGGCCACAGGGCAGGACTGAGTACCTGGACCTGCTTGGTCAGGCCGACACGCCACTGCGGATGATCGGCGATCCTAAGTTCGCACTCGCCAGCCGTCTCGGTCAGATACCCTCGGTTGGTGGGCAGATCATCGCTGGTGAGGAAGCCTTCGGTGGCGAGACTCTACAGACGCCCGCGCAGGTTGGCACGTTCTTAGCGGAACAGGTCAGCCCTATCCCTGCGGCGGGGTTCTGGGGCGAGCAGCAGCGGATTGGGATACCAGGAGCGATCATTCAAGCTCTTGGCCTAAACGTCTCCCCGCAAAGACTGGGTGAGCTGAGAAACGCAGTGTCGCGGCGAGAGTTTAACGGCAAGGAGTTCCGTCAACTGACACCAGAGGAAGCCCAACAGTTCTACCTCAATCATCCTGAGTTGCAGGCAGAGACAGATCGTGTGACTAAAGAGGGCGTCGAGCGAGGCGAACCGTGGGCGTTGTATCGGACGGAGTACACGGACATCTATAACGACTACAACGAGGTCTTGGCGGCTGTCCCTGCGACTGCCACTGGTGAGGAGAAACGCGACGCCCTGACAAACGCTCGCATCGCCCTTTCGGCGTCTCTCTATAGGATTGAGCAAGACCCGCGATTCGCTGAGATCATAAGCCAGCGGAAGGAGCGCGACGCTGGTCTTCTAGCTGGCACGATTGAACCCTACAATCGGGCTGAGTTGTTGCTGGCTCAACGGGCTCAGCTATACGATACCTACCGTGGTCCGATGGGCCAGGTCACGGATCAGCACGCTCTCAACGAGGCGCTTAATGCTTGGGAGGGTGGACTCAGCGATGCCGATCTCAAAACGCTGGACGATAACACTGGCCTACGGCTAACAGTTCCTTGGGTCAAAGAACGCCGAGAACAGATGAAGCAGCTTCAGGAGTACTTTGACATCCCCGACACCGTGTACGAGGCGAACAAAGAGCACCTGAGGCTCACCGCGCCGTCCTACTCGGCCTACAGAACACAGGCCACGCAGGAGGCCCAGGCAAATGCGGCGGCTAAGGGCTTGGGACCTGAGTACGTTAGCGACCGTGACTACCCGCGAGAGTACAGCCGACTTCAAGACCTGATCGAACGGGAGAAGGAGCGCTACCGCAGGAGGAATCCCGACAAGACCAAACTGCTGATCGAGTTGGGCTACAAGCCGCCGAGCAAGGCGGATATAGCCCGTGAGCGTGGCGGTGGCGGTCTTCCAGGTCTCACGCCGCTCACGATGCCAGAAGGTATCGGTACGGAAGGGTTGCAGCCCCTAACGCTGCCACAGGTACGGTAGGAATTGACACCTAGTTTGGGAATACGTTATACTCTAATGGATGACGGAATCTATCGGGACGACGCATTTTGTCCACGGTCATGCTCGGGTTAAATGTCCCGATGGTCGCTGGCGTCTCAGGGGTCGCATGGTACTGGAGGAGAAGGTCGGTAGGCTTTTAGTGCCAGGTGAGGTCTGCCATCACATAAACGCAGTTAGGGACGATGACCGGCCTGAGAATTTGGAGCTCCTGAACTACGTGTTGCACGCTCGTCTTGAGGCAGGTAAGCCGCGCGGGCCACATCATGAGGGTTGGAATCAGCGCATCAGTCTCGGTCAGCGTCGGGCTTGGGCACGTCGCCATCAGGGATTGACAGCGTAGCACTACTACCGTAGAGTATCCGTCAGAAGGGGGCCAGTCCTTTCGGGGACCGGCCTCTTTTCTATTTGGGAGGAGTCATGGTCAACGTAGCAGCGGAAGTGCCAGAGCTTTCAGAGGCTATGCTGAAGGATTTGGAGACCGAGGAGCCGGAGGTTCCTGCGGGGACTGAGGCACCAGAGCCGCCGGAGACTAAGGCAGAGGCCCCGGAGGAAGCAGAGGAGCACCTCAAAGAGGCTCCGCCTGAGAAGCCAGAGGATGTCATCGCCGACCTTCCACAAGAGGTCATAGACGAGATCATCCGCAGGCGGGCGCAGGAGTCAGAGACGTTCAAGGAACTCCTGCGACGTGAACGGCAGAGCGCAACGGACACGGTGGCAAGCGAGCAGGAGCGGTTGCGTGCCCAACAGGAGGACACGAGCCGCGTCATGGAAGCCGGTCGGGCCGCCATCGGGCAGATCGGTTCCGTCGTGAACGCCGCGCAGAAGGGCATAGAGGACGGTACAGCCCACCTCGACACGGGCACGCTTTACAAGGCGATTGACCAGTACCGCGATGCCTGGGTCGCGGGCCAGGCGATGACCTGGAACCGCGAGCTTCAGGAAGCGTTCACCGGCCAAGACATCGTAACGGCGACCTTTGGCGAGGGCGAAGCCGAACGTCTCTCGACTGCCCTGAAGGCCAGCAATCGCGCAAACAGCCGCACCCCACTCCTCAAAGAGATGTTCGGCCTCCTTACCGAAAAGGCCCTTGAACAGGGTTATCAGATGGCGGTAGTGGACCTGAACAAGTTGGCGGCGGGTCAGGCGGCCCTAGAGGGCAAGAAGGATGGGCTTCGCAAACTACAGGCTGCGATCCCGCCCAAGCAGCCCGAAGGGGCGGCCGCAAAGCCATCAACCGACGAAGACACCATACGCCGACACGGCGCTGGCGAGGACGTGTCCGAGAAGGAAGTCCAGGCAGCGCGTCGGCGGCTAGGACTCGCATAAGGAGTAAGACATGGCAGTTGGATGGACAACCACTGGGTCTCTTGCAGACTCCCTGGACAGCGTTCGGTCGTCTGCCAGGAGTGTGCGTGAGTACGAGGGCGAGGTTCCTGCCCTCTGTGATAGGCAGACGCTCGGCAAGGGCATCGGCCTCTCATGGCTGGAGATCAGTTACGCCGCCCTCACAGCGATGGCGATCACCGAACAGACCGAACTTGACAACCCGCAGCAACTCTCAGACACGCTGCTCACCATCACCCCGACCGTTACAGGCATCCACACCTTCATCACTGACCGCGTGAAGGTCCGCATCAACCCGAAGGGCCTAGCCCAGTTGGGCGGACTGGCGCAGAAGGCTATCCAGCGGCTGAAGGACGAGGATGGCCTGACGGCTATAGACGGTGCCACCACATCGCTGTGCGGCACCGGCACGACCCTTAGTTCGGGCTACATCGCAGCGGCGGTGCGGCGCATATCCTCGAACGTGACGGAGCCGGGCAACCCGCCTTACCGCTGCGTCCTCCACGGGTATCAGATCAAGGACATCGAGGACGAGCTGAAGGCTGGTATCGGCACCTACGTCGTGGGCGAGGGCGAGACGGCCCGCGTGTTCCGCGAGGGCTTCCGGGGCCAGATCGGGGGCGCACAGGTCTTCGAGGACGGGAACATCACCGTTGACAGTACGCCCGACGCCAAGGGCGGGGTCTTCGCCAAGGAGGCGCTCATCCTGGTGCAAGGGCGCAGCCCGCGTGCCGTCACCGTCCGCAACGAGAAGCGCGGCGGTGGGGGCGACGAGCTGATCCTGTACGACGAGTACGCCTACGGCGAGCGGAGTGCAGGCAACTGGTTGTTTGAAATTCAGTCGGACGCGACAGTTCCTACTTCGTGAACGAGGTATGTAGGTGGTAGCATCCTTGCTCTGTCAGCGGTGTGGAAGTGGCTTCGAGGCCAAGCGCAGCGATGCACTCTGGTGCTCCGCGTGCCGACTGGTTCGTGTTAACGAGAAGAGCCAAAAGTACGACAGGCACCACCGAGAGCCTTGTCCAGACTGCGGCAGGCCAATGGTACGTCGCGCTGACTATTGCCTGCGTTGCAGCAACCGTCGTCGCGGTGAAAAGCGTCGGGCGGAGAACAATGGCAACTGGCGCAACGGTCGCACCCACGCCCAGGGCTACACCTTCGTGAGAACGAAGACTGGTAACGGTGGCGGGGCCGCTTATACCGCCGAGCATCGTCTGGTCTGGGAAGCGGCTCACGGCTTGCTACCCGAAGGCTACGTGGTGCATCACCTGAACGGCCTCAAGGACGACAACCGCCTTGAGAATCTAGCAGCCATGCCCAGAAATGGGCATAACCCGCGTCTTGTCGTGGCTCCTTACGAGGCGCGGATACGTCAACTTGAGGAGCAACAGTTAACCCCTATCCGGGGGTGATAGGAGAGGAACAATGGCAATTTCACAGGGAACTTTCGGTAGGCTCCGGGAGTTTGAGGACTTTCTGAGCATCGGTAAGGCCAACGCCGCTTGGGCCGAGACTGGACTGGGCATGGTGGGCAAGATCATGTTCACGTCTGTCAACGAAGGTTCATTTGCTCAGACGGTAGACGAGCCTGGCGGTATCCTGGCCGTCACGACCGACACGGCGGACGATGACAACTGGTGTGGCTACCTCGGCCCGTTCAAGCCAGCCGACGGCGGCTGCTGGATGGAAGCCCGCGTCAAGCTGGCGAACGTGACCACCACAACGTCACTCTATGTGGGTTTCACCGAAACGCTGAGCGCCACCACGCCGGTCATGCCAGCGGAGTTTGCTACCGCCACCATGACCTACAACGGTACTGGCGGCATGGTGGGTCTCCAGTTCGACATCGATGGAACGACCGACGACTGGCGGGCCGTGGGTGGCGATGCAGCGGCTAAGTCTGGTGACGCCGACGCTAACGGTACGAGGGCCTACCAGGCACCAGTGGCCGATGAGTGGGACGTGATCCGCGTAGAGATCGACCCCAACGGGCGCGGGCGCGTGTACCTGGCGACGAAGGATGACGCAGGCAAGCTGAAGTTGATCAAGGATGTCGGCGTCGCCGTCAACCCAGCCGACGTGCAGCACGCGGTCGTCTTTGTCGAGAACCGCACCGCTGCTGCTGTCGTCTTGGAGATCGACTACTTCGCGGTGAACGGCAGCCGCGATTGGACGCGATAGTGAGGTTTGGGGGCGGGTAACACCGCCCCCTAGCTCTCAAAAGGAGGGCTCATGGCAATAACCAAGACTGTAGAGCATACCCCTTGGGGCAACCTCGTTATCTTCAGCCAGACGAGCGCAGCCAACACGGCCCAGACATGCAGCACCGATGCGAAGCAGGCATACAAGTTGCTTCACACGGTTTGCAACTACTCGGCGGCCCCGACCCAGACAGGTGTGACCACGACACTCAACTGTGGTCTGGGGGCAGCCTTCGATGCCGTGCTCAACACGGGTACGGCGAATGCCCAGGCTACGCTCTACCAGCCGACGCGGAACCTTACCCTGGCTGCGGCTGATGCTATCGATGTTACGGCCCCGGCTGCGGGCGGGGTTATTACGTCGTCCGTGGCAATCTACTGTCTGGTGACACCGAGGTAGCTTCTTATCAACTGCGGCGCTAGCCGCTAAGGAGGAAACATGGCCTTGAGAAGAGGATTCAAGTGGGATGCGGCTAACAGCCGCCTGGACATCTATGTAGACGGCACAGTGGCTGCTCGTCTTAACGACACGGGTTCCTATCTCACGGTTCCCGCTGGCGGTCTGACAGTGACGGCAGGTGGGGTGACTGTAACGGCGGGCGGCCTACAGGTAGTTGCTGGTACGCTGAACATCGACGGCATAGCCGACTTTGCTCTGGATGTGAAGTTCAACTCGACCATCACCGCTGGGGCGGATGGCGTCGGCACGGACGGCGAGCAACTTACGTCGGGGGGCGCTGCCGCTGAGTGTGACTGGGCTGCTGCGGCTTCGCTGCTGAAGTTTAAGAACATTCTCGGCATCCGTAACGATGCCGACAAGGTGCTGGAACAGATCGTAAACACGCCTGTCTACGACTTCCGCTACAAGAGGAGCAACGGCGGCGAGCATGTCATGTCTACTGGCGACCACGACACCGTTTACACGGGTGTAGTCTCAGAGGATGCACCCTGGGCGATGCACTTTAAGGGTACGATCCTTAACCCGATCAATACGTTCGGGTACACGGTACTTGCGCTGAAGGCCCTGGTTGGTCGCGTGGAGGCACTTGAGGCAGCCGTGTGAACGTCAGCATTGAGCAGGTGCTCCAGTTCCTAGGTGAAGAGGTCGTCAAGGTCAGACTGCTCGAAATGGAGAACGCCATGCTGCGCCGCGAGTTGGAAAGGCAGCAGCAGGAACCAGAGGTATCGAGTGCCGAAGCTCCTGGCAGCGACGATAGAGATCACGCCTGACGAGCCCGCCTTCCAACTGTCGGAGGTGAACCTTCAGACGGGCCTTCCTGGTATGGGCTGGCATCGCTACCAGATCATCTACGTCAATCGGGGTGACAAGTTGGCTGAGTACCGCGAGGACATGGGGCCGGTCGAGAACTTCACCGCGCCGCAGTTCCGCATACCAGGCGGCGTTCAGAATGAGCGGACGGGATACTGTGAAGTGCTCCACACAGTCGGGGAGTTGCGGGACATAGCGGACGATCTAAGGGACCGACCAGCCCCATTCCTGTCTGAGATTGAACCACCCGACCTATGGGGCCAGTGGTTCGCAGAGAAAGAGGAGAACTGGCGCTGGCGCAAGAGGGCCAGCACCTTCGGAGCCAGAGGAAAGGTGGAAAGGAACTTCTAATGGTGTCCACAACCGAAGACGTACCGACAGCGGTAGACCGGCAGATCGAGCAGCTAGCCAAGCTGGGTGCGGGTGAGGCGCAAGAGACCCGCATGACTGAAGCTGGCCTCATGACCATCAACAGCGCGGGCAGGGTGACGACCTACCACACGGCCACTGGGGAACCTACGCCGTGTAACCGCAACATGCTCCTCTCCCACCTCCGTAAACGGCTCGATGATGGCCGTCCCGCCTATACTCTTGACGACCCTGGCTTTCGGCCCCAGTTGGGCAACGTCAAGTGCATGTTGCACCCCGACGCCAGGCAGCCTGAGTACGACAGCTACGGCTTCCCTGTCTGCATGTCGGCGCATCTACGCAACGTCTACCAGATGCGCCGTCACATGAAGCACCGGCACGGTGACGTGTTTGACGCCATAGAGCACATGGAGCAGGAACGGCGGCGGGACGAGGAGCGCCAGTTTCAGCGCGAGCTTCTAGGCAAGGCACGAGACGGGCCAGTAACCAATGCGTTGCAGCAGACCGTAACCCTTGTCCCTCCCGAAGTTGAGACGGGGACTGTTGACCGAGAGATTGAGTACGGCACCCCTGTTGTGGGCAAGCCCGAACTTGACAGCGCCGAGGTCTATGGCAGGGAGTTTACCAAGCCGAAGGAGTGGCCGCCGAACATCGTCCTATCACCGTACAACTGCCCGTGGCCAGACTGTGACTGGAAGCCCAGGAGAAAGATGAAGCAGCCCCGTAGGTCGCTGTTGCGGCACATGGAGATGCACGGAGCGTAGGATGCCTGTAAAGATGGGGATGTAGACATGCCACTCACTAAGAAAGGTCGCAAGATCAAGGGCGCTATGCAGAAGCACTACGGCGCGAAAAAGGGCAAGCAGGTCTTCTATGCCTCCCAGAAGAAGGGAACTATTAGGGGCACTCACAAGTGAGCAGCACCCGCGAGGTCATCCGCGACGCCATCATAGACCGCACGCCGCTGGCGAAGAAGTACACCACGACGGCGGCGGCGGTAACGAGCGTCACCGACAGCCAGGTGTTGAAGGGGCCACACCCTTCCTCGCTGGTGCCCAGGGGCTCGCCCCTGCGCTTTCGGGACGTGAGTGAGGCCACCAACCCCTACGAGGACACCTTCACGGATGTCTACAACCCCGCTACGGGCAACGTTACCTTAGAGCCCGACCTAGATGTGGTCACACCCGCTGCCGCCGACATCGTGGAGATATGGCTGCCGGAAGTCGGCCACGTCAGCTACGTGGACGACGACATAGCCCTGGCCTTGACGGTGGACTGCGGGGCTTGGGTGCCGTTTGTCCTTACCCTTGTCACGGACGGCGACATGGAGACGGCGAACGCCGACATAGCGACCTACTGGACGGGCTCAAGCGTGACCCCCACCAAGACAGATGCCACAGGCTTCCCCCAGCGCTTCGCTCGTCAGGCACTATTCGCCGACAACACTGGGGCCGCCGGGTACGCCTACGCCGCCACGTCCATCAACGTTGTGCCTAACGACACCTACTACGTCAACGTGCTGGTACGGGCAGCCGTGGGCACGTCTACACTCGCCGTCTACGACGTAACGAACTCGGCGAACATCACACTCCAGAGCGGCGCGACAGACACGACGCAGAAGCAGTGGGTCATGCTCCAGTCGGCCTTCACGATTCCTTCTGGGTGTTACCAGATCAGGCCGCACCTTGGCGGCGCGCTGGCGACAGCAGACACCTACTGGGTGGCGGTTCACATCGTCCGTGTCGGCGACAGGCGGATCAGCCTACCAGCCCGCATCACGGAGATGGATCGCATAGGACGCGTCTATCAGCGGATGGGCGGCGATGTGGACAAGTTCTATCGGGGGCCAGACCTGGAATATGACTACGAGCAGGTGCAGGAAGGGTACGACCTGATCCTGCCTGATGGTGTTCTGGGTAGCCCCTGGCCCGTCTACGCGGAGGAGTGGCAGAACTACGCCAGCCTCAGTACCGACATAGCCACCACAACCTGCGACCTGGACTACGTGGTAGCCCATGCCTGCCGACGCATCTTCCAGCGGCTCTACGATGCTGAGGACAAGAACCGTAAGGCTGGCGAGTGGCTGAACAGGTGGAGCGGGCTCCTCAAGCAGTGGCGGGCCGAGGCTGGGGCTATGGACGCGAAACATCGGGGCGGATGGCGGCCGCGCATACGGTGGCCTCAGATTCAGACGGCACAGGCGGTGATCTAGATGGGCGCGATCAGGACAGTCCAGATAGGTGAGGACAAGACAATCCTTCAACACGACGACGCAAATGATGTCCTTCATCCGGTGTGGAGCGACTTGTACCCAGCGTCGGAGATTGACGGCGAGACCGTGCTGCGCTGCATCATCGTCGCTCACGCCGACGATTGGGAGGTGGGCGTGACTGAAGACGGGCGCGTTCTCCTGGGCGCTGCCGAGGGCCGCGTTTACAGTATGCCGCTGGAGGT